TCAGGTCTTTTCTGACGTGCCAACGACGGGAACATCGAAGTCGTAGACGTCGAGCATCTGCTGCGATTTGTGGCCGCTGGCCTGTTGCTTCTCGCCACGCGTGCCCTTCGTGTCGGTGATGCCCTTACGCTTCAGGTCGTGCGGGCCGAAGCGCTGTTCGGCTGTGATCACTCCATCGGCGATCGCGAGCTTCATCAGCCGCTGGAACGCGCTGTCGAAACTGCTCTTTGCGAGAGGTCCGCCGGTCTGGTTCACGAAGACAGGCCGATCCTTCGCATGCATGGGAATGGGCATGCGCCTGACTTGCCAGATGGAATCGCGCCGTTCCTTTATCATCTCCCACGCCTCGGTCAGTCGCGGTGTCCACGCCACGACGTTGTCCCTGGAGCCTTTGACTCGATTCGTCATCAGCCCATTAGGCAGCTCGGCGTCCTCCATAAGAGTGATGACTTCGATGCCGCGCAGCCGGCACAGATACATGATCTCGACGGCAGGCCAGAGGTAAGCAGCCAACGCGCCTTTCCGGTGTGCCGTCCAGGCGCCGCGGCTACGCGCAAAGTCTGCGAGGTTCTTGAGCACCTGGTCGTCGGGGAGCCTGCGACGCTTCCTCTCTTTGGCTTGCTCGAGTCCTGCGCACGGGTTGTGCTCGCAGTACCCGCGGTTCTTCGCCCATCGAAACATGCGGCGTAGGTATCGAAGCAGCGCGTTCGCCTTTGTCGGCGTGCCTTGGTCGGCGATCTTGTCGATGATCTTCTGCATCAGCGGCGCGGATAGCCCGCGCACGGCAAGCGTGCCCAGCTTGCCGGCGGCAGTCGGGAACTCGCTGGCCACCTTCTGGTATTTCTCGTATCCGTCCTGCGTCGCTGGCGCGAGGCTGCGAAACTTCTCGCTGGCCGCAAACTGCTCCATCACGAAGTCCAGCGATCGTCTATCGATGCCGGCGAGCTGCTCCATGACGCGGTGAAGGTCGGACATCAGGGCCGAAGAATCGGCGACCTTCCGGCGCGCCGTCTTTGTCCCGCCGAGGATCGTGTACCAAACGCGGTCCCGCTTATCCCAGTAGCAGCCCTTGGGCAGCTTGGACTGGTCGATGTGGTCCGGAATGGAGGCATCCGGCCGCCGTGGGCGTCCTACGGGCATTACACGATGTCCGGCGAATAGGCGTGGTCGTTGGCCGCCGAGGATACGCCCAGTGCCTTGTTGATGGCTTCCAGGGTGGTCCAGGGGCCATCAGCGCCCTCGCTCACAGGGATTCCCTGATTGCTCGCCCATCGCTTCACTGCCGCTGCCTGCTGTAGGCCGGACAGGCGTCGAAGTTCCGATGCGTCAATGATGTGGTGGTTCACGGCTTCGCCGCCTCCTTCGATAGAGCGTGTGCGGTGTGACGGGCGTAGGTCGAAACGGCTCGCCAATACGCGGCCATCGGGCCCTTGCGCTTAGCCCAAGCCTTTTCTGCTTCGGTGTTCGCCTGGTGACGGAGTTGACGCAATAGGTCTTCGAGCGGCGCCCGCTGAGCCGCCGGCAGTTCCGACAAGGCTCTTCCGGCGGGCAGTTGGAGCAACGGATTGAGGTAGCCCATCAGCGCACCCCCGCGAGAGATATCCGGCATACCCGATAATCGGCAATTACAGGCGGTAGTACATGTTCGCGCTTGTCCACCGCGCCCGACGCCTGCACCATGGCGCCATTCATCAGGATGGGGATTTCACGCATGTGGTACACCGTTGGCAAGTACGTGGTCATGACCGGTTCCCGCTCCGAAGAGCCCGGGAAGTGGTTTGCGGACTGGACGATCAGCGAAATTCAGGAGGACGGCGCCCTCCGGTCCATTACGCATGGGCGAGGAAAGCCACTGTCCGAGCAACCGATGGACGCGGCTGAAGGCGCCGTTCCTTTGGGAGTCGAAGAGGCGCGCCGACTGCAGGGCGACATGACGCTGCCATTCACCCCGTACCGTCCGACGATGGGCAAGTAGTTGCCTCACGACCCCACCTCACCGATCTCTGCACATCCCGTATCAGCCGTTGCGACGATTCGATCCGTTGCCGAGTAGAGGCGCCATTCGGCGATACCCACTGATAGCTCGGGAACGGGAGGCTGATCTTCCGTATAGAAGACTTCGTAACCGTCGACTCGCGTGACGTAGAACGTGCGCTGCCCATTGGTCAGAACATCGCCTGGAGCGGGGTTAATACGCGGGTCCCGATCAGCCACGGGGCACCTCCGTCTTGCGGCCTTCGCGTATGGCGAGCACCATCGATCTATTGAACAGGATGGGGAGTTCACGCATGGCAGGAGGTCCGGAAATATTCGGGATCGCAGTCGGCGACATTGCGACCTGGGTAGGCGCCGCTATGTCGTTCGCCGCTGTAGTTACCGCGCTTAGGCTTGCCGGCCGCGAATCGCGCGAAAAACGACGGGATAGTGAGGATCTTGAGCGCGTATTTGCTCCTGCGGTTGCTGAGGAACTGTTGCAGATCCGATGGGTATGCGACCAGATTGTGAGAATCTGGAACAGCGACACTGGAGTCGGACGTCGTTACAGAGACATGTATGAGCATCTCGGAAGCCTGAGGGCGCCGACGCTTGATCTCGTTGCTTCGCGCGACGTTTATCGCGGCGAGCGTGGAAGGAAACTGATGAGCCTTTACGCAGCTCTCCTTCGACAGGCTGCAGACATGCCACATTTTGCTCGGCCAGGAAACGAGGACGTCCTTGAGTTTCCGGCAAGTGACATAGCCGGGACGGCGAGGGAGATTTACCAGCAAGCGGAAGCCGCTTTGACTTTGATCTGGCAGGTCACACCGCACCCGTTGACCCCGATACCGGCTTCGCATGAACCGCCCGGGTATCGCGCGCGCGTCGCAGGCTGAAACAATCACGGCTGCACCTCCCCGTTACCTGCCATGCCGGTATCGGGCAGAAGCTTGATGCGCTGATGGCCTAGCATTCCGGTGGCGGCGAGCATGCGTCCGCCAGGAAGCGACATGAGATGCCCGAGGATCGAAGCCTCCCGCTTCGCAACTTCGAGCCGACGCTCTTTCTCTTCTGGGGACAGCTTCGCCCACCTCTCGGCAATCCGTTTCTGCCGCTGCAACTCAGCATCGTAGGCGCGGCGCCCCTCATCGGCTCGCTTTTGCTTGGCGGCTTCCACAGCTCCTGCCACGCGCTGGTCACGCGTGCCGCGACGCTTAGCCTCACCCACGGGGCACCTCCGGCGCGGCCGCAAGCGGCATCCAGTGGGTTGGGTGCAATACGTAATCGTCGTTTCTCCACGACTGGCCGTTCCAGTGCCCGATCGCACGGCTGCAGGTGAAACCGTCAACACGCTGGCCATAAAGAAGAACGTCCGATCCGTCCATCGGTGCGGTGTCGATCGGTCGCCACTCAGGCAGTGCGGCTCGCAGTTCTTGCACGAGGTCGCAAAGGCCCGTGATGTGCTCTTCAGCAGCCGAAGCCACCGGAAAAGCCTTGACGTAGTTACGCGAGTACTGGAGAGCCATCGCGCACTTCCGGTCGAGCGGCTGATCGTCGTAGTAGCTCACGACTTCACCCCCACAGATCTGGCGAGTTCGTGGCAGCCGGCGTAGCCCAGCGGCTCCTCGCCCAGGGCGGCACGCCGGCAGTCGTTCCAGCCGGAACGGTAGGCGAGGGCGCCATCCTCCCAGCCGCGAGCGCGACACTCGTTCAGGTGGACGATGGGCGGCGGCACCTTGCCCTGGCTGCGGAGGGCGGCCTTCCATGCTGCGTACGCCATGTTTTCTTGGTAGCTGTTGTAGTGCAGGTCAGGGCAATGTTTTTTCATGCCTTCCGGAGACCTGCGGATCGGCTTCGTGGTTTGGTAGTGATCCGCATACCACGTCTCGAAGTCGTCCTGGCGATCATCTGTGACGCTGGTGGTCATGGCTTGCTCCAGATAATCAATCGAATTACAAAGAAAACCGTCATCGCTCCGATGCCAGTAAGCACGCAGATAAGCCCATAGAAAGCGCCTTCAGCGAACTCGTAAAGAGTCTTCTTCCAGCCAGCCATCACACACCCCCGGCGGAAGGTGAGGCGGCGATCATGGCTTTCCACGTACGCGTGAACTCGTAGTCGAAGTCATCGTCTTCACCATCAAGTGGCGCATGTACTTCTCTGGCCCGCTCTAACATTTCAGGTGTCGGCTCAACCGGAACGACCCTGTATCCGGTGGGGATGGTGGGTGTGGTGAATAGCTTGCGGAACTCCATTCGCGACCATGAGGTTTCCATCCACCTGTCGTAGGTTTCCTTGTCGATCATGTGCCACACCGGCGACGGGCCTTCCTCTGTGATGCAGCGATACTGCCAAGCCACAGCCTCCCCCTGCGCAACGAGATTGAACGGCTTGCTAATCAGCTTCAACTCTCCGCCTTCCGTGTGAACCAACTGGTGACCTTCCGGGTGCTGGACAATGGAGTAGATGCTCTCTCCATTCGCAAAAGACCAAACGGGGTCGCCATCGCAGTCGTGGGATACGTACCCCTGCGCAACGGGCTGGGGTTGGGACAGATGAGCGTCGATGGCCTGTCGTGCCAAAGAGATTCGGCCGCCGAGGCGAGCGAACATGCTGACGATCTTCTCGTTCACCGCACCCGAAACATCGGCGACACCGCGAGCCATCACAACCTTCTCGCAGTCGGCAAACAACTCGCCGAGTTCCTTAGATGCCAGGTCAAGGGTCATGGTTTCAGTGCTCATGCGTCGGTGTCCTTTGCCAGGGGCAGGGCGTAGAAATGGAGTTCGCCGACGTTGCCGTTCGTGACGACGACGGCGTGTTTCAGAAGGCGGGCGGTGCGGATCTTTGCGGCGGTGACGTCGTTCACGGTGAACGAGCCTATGTGTTGGCCGCCGGGGTAGTCGTTGAACCAGCTGCCGCGCCGCTGCTCTTCGCGCCGCTCAAGCTCGGCGACCCGAGCCCGCATGGCGCGCGCCTCGCGCTGGGTGATGGGCTTGGTGGTCATGCGATCGCGTCCTTCGCGAAGAGGCCGTCCGACCGTCCATGAAGGGCGGCGCGGCAGGCGGGGTTGATCCAGACGACCTCTGTCCGCAGCGCGGTGCCGCGTCCAGCCGAGATCCGCGAAGCGGTCTCATGTCGCTCCCAGGTCTCGAGACGCTCGTCGTAGAGGTCCGATCGGTAGCCTGAGAGCACGACCATGCCTTCCAGCTCGAGGAGGGCGGTCAGTAGCTCGTCGTGCTGGTCGTTAGACATCTCGTGCCGGTAGTAGCCGGCTTTGCCCTGCTGCATCACGCGGGTGGCATGGACATACGGCGGATCGACGAAGTGGAGCGTCGCCGGCAGATCGTGCTGGCGCATGACCTCGATCGCCGGCCGGTTCTCGATCAGCACGCCAGCAAACCGTTCGCCAACGGCGGCGATCGAGGCCGGGTACTCGGCCCACAACTGCTGTGCCGTTCCATACGCCCTGGCCGTGTCGATACGGAACCCAGTCGTGCCCTTGCTTGCGCCGGCGGATCCGAAGCCCATTTGGGCACGGATGGCGATGCGGCGAGCACGCTCAACCGGCTCGTCGGAAGGCTCCCACGCCCCGTCGAATTCAGCTCGAGCGTACGGTGTCGCCTGGATGGCTTCGACGAATCTAGCTCGAGTATCCCGATCCCGAATGACACTGAAGAAACTGACGATGTCCCCGTCGAGGTCGTTGTAGACCTCGGCGTACGAACGTGGCTTCTGAAGCAGAACGCCTGCGGCCCCGCCAAAGGGCTCGACATAGCACCGGTGCGGCGGGAAGAAGCCGAGGATCCAGCTGGCCAGTCGGAACTTAGCGCCGTGGTATCGAAGGGCAGGCTTGGTCACGGTCATGCGGCTTCCTGCTGGCGCGCGCCGCGCTCGATGTGTGCGTTCAAGCGCTGGCCGATCCACGCCATGACGTTGGTCGCCATGGAGTTGCCGAGCGCCTTGTAGCGCGGGCCATCGGCGGCGAAGCCATTGCGGTAGGGAATGTTGGTGTAGCCGTCAGGGAAGCCCTGGAGTCGCTCGCACTCAGTGGGTGTCAGCCGGCGCACGCCGCCCGGGACGCTCGCAGCAAGATGATCGCCGCCGTTCTGATGGCTGCCGGAAGGGCCCATGGCTCGCATCGTGGACGACACATCGCCGACGCCGAACCCGGCAAGCCCCGGCGCCTTGCAGTCGAAGGCAACGGCCGGCGCGTGGGCATGTGCGGCAAGCGGGTGGCAGGCGTCGCCCGGCCGGGGCTGCGACCGATTGGCTGCGCTGGTGATTTGCGTCGTGTCGAACGGAACCGGAATCATGGTCTCGCTCTCGCTGTCGATGCGGCCCATTGCGCCCGCGTTGAGGCACAGGGAGATCTCTGGTACGAGGAGTCCGCTCTCAGCGTCTTGCTGTGTAGCGCTGCCGGCGGCCTTGCCGCTTGCCTGAAGCGTGCCCGCTACGAGGTTGTCGCTTCCGTCACCTCGGGGACTACTGTAGCCATGGTGGCCAGCGCTCGCAGCAAGGGCGGCGGCAGCACTTTGCCCCGCCGTTCGGCGCGGCGCAGAATCCCGGCGCAGGCCTTCCCACTCAAGAAGTACCTGGGCGGGATCGAACCCGTCTCGAGCACTTGCGACAACGAACACACGACGGCGTCGTTGGGCCAGTCCGAAATATTGGGCGTCCAGGGTCCGCCATGCGATTGCTCGCGCGGGTCCATACACACAACCAACGTTCGACCACCGCTTCCCTGGCGGGACGAGCTCGACATCTTCGCCGGCAAGGCCTCCCAGAAAGCACCCGAGCGCGTTGTCTTTGGTGCTGAGGACGCCGGGGACGTTTTCCCAGACGATGCGGACGGGAGGCTTTCCGGCGCGGAGCCGAACAAAGTCGATTGCATTGGCAAGTTCCATGAAGCGGAGCGTGAGATTGCCGCGCGCATCGTCCAGCGACTGGCGGGCGCCGGCGACGCTGAAGGCCTGGCAGGGCGTGCCACCCACCAGAATGTCGGGCGCGACTACCTCGCCACTCAGCACGCGCCGAGCGATGGTCGTCATATCGCCGAGGTTCGGAACGACCGGATAGTGGTGCGCGAGAACCGCAGAAGGGAACGGCTCGATCTCGGCGAACCACGCAGCCTTCCAGCCGAGTGGTTCCCACGCAACGGACGCGGCTTCGATGCCGCTGCACACGCTTCCGTAGGTGATCTCGTTGGGGCGGCTACCGTCAGCCATGTGCGCGAAGCTCCTGTGGTGCGTTGGCGTTCTGCGGAAGATCGGGATAGGTGCCCCACGGCGCGCGGAGTTCGCGCCACGGGTTGTCGGAAGCGATGGCGGAGCGATGTGCGTGACGACCGCGAACCCCGTTGTCCCAGTACTCGCGGTGGCGAGTTGTCTGGTTGTCGAACCAGCCGGTGAGCATGTCGGGCGTGCGCGGCATAGCTCAGGCCGCCTTAGTGATCGCGAACGGCGGAAGGTCTCCACCGTCGTGCTGGGCAAAGATCGTGAGCATCTGGCTAGCCCTCTCGAAGTCACCGCGACGGATGGCGCCGGCAACCTCTGACCAGGTCTTCGGCCTGTTGATCGGCACCTTCCGCTCGAGGCCCAAGCCTCGAAGGTCGTCGTCGGTCATGGCGCCGAGGATGTCCTCGCGATCTACTTCCACCTCAACGGTCACGTACATGGAAATTCCTTTGCCGGCCGAAGCCGGCTCGTTGCTAAAAGGGAATCGTGTCGTCGTCAAAGCCATCGTCTGCCGGTGCGGCGGACTGGGGCGGCTTGTCGTGGGTGCGCTGGGCAAAGTCACGTTGCGCACGGCCCTTGCCGGTGCCACCGTTGGAGCGCTCACCGCCGCCGTAGCGCGACTCGCCGTAACGGTCTGACGGACGGTCCGAGGGCTGGCCGCCGAGCATCTGCATCTCGTTGCCGATGATGTCGGTCGAGTAGCGCTCGATGCCGTCTTTGTCGGTGTACTTATCGGTGCGCAGCGATCCTTCGATGTAGACCTGGCGACCTTTCTTCAGGTACTCGCCTGCGATCTCGGCCAGCTTCCCGAAGAGCTTCACGCGGTGCCACTCAGTGCGCTCCTGCTTCTCGCCGGAGTGCTTGTCGGTCCAGGCTTCGGAGGTCGCGATGCGCAGCGACGTGATGGCCGTGCCGCTGCCCGTGTAGCGTGTCTCCGGATCTGCGCCGAGGTTGCCGACGATGATCACTTTGTTGATGCCGCGAGCCATTACGCGGGCTCGGCTTCGGGCGTGGTGGCGGTCTCGACGTCGACGCCGGCATGGATGGCGAGCACGAGCTCGTCCTGACCAGCTACCTCGACGGTGTACTCGTCCAACGCGACGTGCCGAAGGGCCTGCGGCTGTGAGGTAGCGCGCACAAGGCGCGGCTTCGAGTCATCGCGCTTGACGATGTAGATGCGTGTCGGGGTCTTGCTCATGGTGCTAATTCCTTTGCCGAGTCACCCCGGCGTGGCGTTAAGGCGTGACGAACGATGGGCTTCAGCGGTGCGGCAGGACCGCGAGCGCGATGGGAAGCAGGAGGGCAGGGAGGACGAAGAGCAGCACCGCCGTCCTCTCGTCGCAGGGCGCGGACATCCACCACGCGATGGCTTTCTGGATGCGCGCTTCCATCACGGCTTCGCCTTGCAGGGCACGTCGGTCACCATGACCACCGGTGCTCCCTGGGCGCCGTACGATCCGATCTGCCGCGTCTTGTAGCCGCGCACGCAGTGGTCGCCGTTATCGGGCAGGGTGAGCGTCGAGGTCGGATGACCGCCGGGCTTGAATGCGCCGCAGGCAGCCAGGCCGAAGATCGCGAGACCGAGCATGAGCGCGACGGTGATCACGGCGCCGTTGTCACCCGCGCGCTGAAGCGTCGGGGTCGACGAGCTGGCATGACGAAGCTGCTCGGCCGCGCGAACTTCGTCGTCACCCGCGTGCTTGATGGCCATGTAGCGCCGCGCGTTGCGCTGGCGGATGTTGAGGATGCTCATGCCGCCACCTGCTTCGCGTCACGCGCCATGCCCAGATAATGCGTCGCGGCACGCTCGCGGGCGCTGTCGATCAGGGCGTTATGGGCAGAGGCGAGGGCCTTAAACGCGTCCTTCGCATGGAAGGCGGCATCGGACGGCGCCGAGATATCCGACTCGATGTCGGCGATCAGGTCGTTGACGACCTTGACCAGGGCGCCCGTCCGGTCGGCGAGCTGCTGGTGGTTCGAATTGAGTGCGTTGGTGCCCATCGTCCTCTCCCTTCGCCGGTTGGTGGCGTGGAAAAGAGATTACGGCATTCCGTAATTACATGTCAACGGTATTCCGTAACTTTTCTGCGGCATCGTATCGGCAAGGATCTTCAGGGGGATGGATGATGTTCAAGACAGACGATGGCGCCACGGCAGCTATTACGCGCAGCTGGCGAATGGACCGCTCAACGAACGAGTTGGTTGGGATATGCCGCGGCATCCTCGCAGATGGCGAGGTGAACCTGACCGAGGCTAAATTCCTCTTGGGCTGGCTCGAGAGGCATGCCGAGTTCGGCAGCCAGTTTCCTTATAGCGTGCTGTATCCACGTGTTGCTGAGGCTCTTCAAGATGGTGTCCTGGACCTCGACGAGGAGCGGGATCTGCTTGAGGCTCTTACGGCGACGGTAGGAGGCGAAGTCGCCCATCCTACCGGCGCAAACAGCCTAAGCACCGAGTTGCCATACGACGAGCCGCTGCCCACGATTCTTCATTCGGCGAGCGTCTTCGTCGTCACCGGTACTTTCAGTTATGGGAAGCGGCGCGCGGTGACTGAAGCGATAGAATCGCGCATGGGCGTGATTCGGAGCGCGGTGAGCAAGTCCACCGACTACGTTATTGTTGGTGAGGTGGGTTCGCGCGACTGGTTACACTCGTCCTTCGGGCGAAAGATCCAGGAGGCGGTGGACTTCAGGAGCCAGGGCGCCATGATTTCTATTGTGCCTGAGAGACACTGGGCCTCGTCACTGAAGCCGTTGATCCAGGACTCACCACTCGAGTATTGAATGGCAACGAGAGCGAGAGGCCTGCCAATTGGCCGGACTCCGCCGTCAAGCCTTACAGGGTGGTAGGAGTGATCTCGACGCCTGAATTCGGATTAATCGTGATCCTGAAACGCTTCTCGTCATGCGGCTTCAGCATGGCGGGGGCTTCACGCCGGTCTATACCCTCTCGGTATCCGCACATGCCGGACCCTGTATTCCACGTGCCAATAATGTGCTCGCCGGCGGGTACGTGGAATGTGGCACGTTCGCCGGTCGCGAGCTTGGCAATGACCTGTCCGTCCAGAAATACCGCGCCAAGACAGCCGCTTCCACTGAAGCCTACGTCGCGGGTGACTATGATTGTCGCATCGCCATCGGCGTCGGACTGGAAGCCCAGAAGGCGATCGGCCGTCGGTACGCGGAGCTGATCAGGGCGAGGTGGCTTTGTAGCGCACCCAGTGATGAGAAGCATAGAGCAGGCGGCAAAGAGCCGGGCGTGACGCATTCCATTCCCCTGTGTTTCGTTGTGCTCAATTCGGTGAGTCGAACGTGTGATTTTCCGACAACAACAGCGACCGGTCTGTAGGTATTCGCCTACAAGCTAGAACTCCTGCAGGGTCCAAGCCGCCAGGGCACGGCCGCCAATCTCGATGTCGTCGATGGGGGCATCGATCGCGGGATAGTCTGGATTCTTGCTCAGGATGCGCAGGGTATTGCGGCCAACGAACTGGAGTCGCTTTACGAGCACGCGGCCTTCCCAGCGGAAGCAATAGGCCGAGTCTTGGTCGAAGCTCTTCACCCGCGTGTCGAGGAAGATCAGGTCCCCGTCGTTGAACTGGCCTTTCATGCTGTCGCCGCGGCCGGTCATCACTCGAATAACCTCGGGTGGCACGCCGGGGAACTTGCGCTCAACCCAGTCCCTGGAAACCCGGAGGCTTGTGACGACCTCCGGATAGTCACCTACATAATCTCCTTTCCCCATGCCCGCGAATCCCTCCAAGAGTGGGAAGCGAACATAGCCCTCGTCGGTCTCAAATCTCGCTACTCCATGAGACGTGTAGCCGTCATCGACACCGACACTTTGGTTTGCAAGCGCTTCCATGGCGCCACGTCCGGTCTCCAGCCATTCGACCCGAACGCCGAGGCGTCGTGCGATGCGGTGCAGGGCGGTCGTGTTCTCCTGGTAGCCGTTTTCAATATCGGCCAGCGTCGAGTAGGCGATGCCGACCGCAGCGGCCAGGTCCTTCCGGGATACCTTGCCCGCCGGTCCGTCGGTGCGCGCCTGTTTAATTCGATCGCCGATTGTCATATGCCCCCATTGCAACGGAACTCCGTTACGGGATGCCGTTGACACCGTATTACGGAATACCGTAATCTGACTCAATGCAGACATGGGCAACCCGGATCAGCGACCTGACCTCCCGCGGCATGACGTATGCCGAGATCGGAGAGCGGATTGGATTGGCACCGTCGACGGTTGGCGACCTTGCCTCGGGCAGGAGCAAGTCTCCTCGCGGCGAGGCAGCCATCAGGCTCAATGACCTCCATCGCGAACGCGCTGGCAACCCGAAACAGGCCGCGCGCGAACGACACCGACCCACGGCCGCCTCGGCAGGGGCGACGGCCGAAGCAGCTGAAGTTGTTCTGACCCGGAAGGCCAGCTGACGTGGGCGCCGACGCGCTCGTGCTGCTGGCCTTCGCTTTGTGCGCGCTCTGGCCCACGAGGAAGCGGGCAGGGCGCTGACGCTCCACCGCTTCGACGTTCCCTGATTCCCCTGTCGTGATCTCCATGGTGACGACTCTACCAACCGGGCCCACGCGGCTCACCATTTGAGATTGACCCGCATGAATGTCCTCGATGCAGCCCAGGCAACCGTAAAGGCTTACCCCGGCGGTGCGGAATCGCTGGCGCCGCGGCTCGACATGTCCGGTGCTCTGCTGCGCGGCAAGGTGAACCCGACCTACGACCGGAACCACCTGACGCTGGCTGAAGCCGATCTTCTGATGACCGTCACCGGTGACCATCGCATCCTCCACGCGCTGGCGCACTCGCACGGATACGTCTTGCAGCGGTTCGATGACCTCGAAGCCGAGCGCGCCGATGCGCAGCACCGCGTGGACGAGCTCGTCCTGCAGCTGATGCGAGCAACGGGCACCTTCGCAGGCACGATTGCCGAAGCCCGAGAGGACGGCGTGATCACCCACAATGAGGCGAAGGACGCTTCGAACGCGGGCATGGACGTGCAGAAGACCGTCGTCGACCTGGTTGCCGCGATCCAGAACCAGGTGAGGCTCGGCTGATGGATGCATCCCCGAAACCAAGGGGGCAAGTGGCAGGGTTTCGCGGCGGCACGACGCCGGCTGTCACTGACCATAGAGGCCGGCATCTTCAAGGCTCGCCAACGATGAAACCTCGCTTCAATCCCATCGAGTGGACCATCTGGTTCCGCTCGATGATCGCGCTGAAACACTTCTCCCGATGAAGCGCTTGTCGTCCCCTGGCTTCCACCACGCGCGTGCCGTCGTGCCTGTCGTGCTGGCGCATGGGCCGACAGCTGAGCAGCTCGTCGCTGCCGAAATGTATCTCGCCTCGCTGGCCCCTTCGCCGCAGGTTTCGTTGTTCAACACCGCGCCGCCCACCCGGGAGTCATGCCCCGTGGTCGTGCCCAGCCTACAGGCCGGGCGGCGCGGTCCTTTCGTAGGACGGTAGGAACACATGGCAACTGAACACTGGTATCGCTGGCACCACGGCACCGTCACAGATCCGAAGTGGCTGACCGTTGCGTCACGTGCAAAAACATCACTGTCACGCAATGTCACGGTTGGTCACGTCGTGTCCGTTTGGTGCGCGATGATGGAGAACGCGTCACAGGCAAATCCGCGTGGTGTGCTCCTCAACTGGTCTGACGAGGACATCGGCGCCGCCCTGGGTATGCCCGAAGACGAGGTGTGCGCCATCCGTGCCGCTATGCAGGGAAAGACGCTCGACGGCGACGTACTGACGTCGTGGAATCGTAGGCAGCCCAAGGCCGAGGACCGTACTGCAGCTGACCGAAAGCGTGCTCAGCGAGAGCGTGATAAGTCCCATGACGTCACGGCTCACAACATCGAGTCACGCAATGTCACGGGCGGTCACGACAGAGGAGAGGAGAGGAGAGTAGAAGAGAAGAAGCAAGAGCAGATGCCGCCAACTTCGTCGGCGCACACTGCACTTTCTCTCGTTTCCGATCCAGCTCCCGGCGAAAAGGCTCCCAGGCGCAACGGCACACGCCTTCCGGCAGACTGGAAGCCGACGCCTGAGCTGATCGCTGCGGCCCGCGCCGAACGCCCCGACATCGACCTTCGCGTGGAGACGGCCAAGTTCCGTGACCACTGGCACGCCAAGGCCGGAAGGGACGCCGCGAAGCTCGACTGGGACGCCACCTACCGGAACTGGATCCGCAACGCTCGCGGCCCGGCAGGCTTTGGTGGGCGCGTTGAGCCAGCGCGCAATCGCCAGGAGCTCCGCCGATGAGGCCGCCCGATACTGGATGGATGGGCCTGCGCGTGCCGCCGTCGGCTGTTGACGCCGAGCAGAGCGTGCTTGGCGGCCTGATGATGGTTCCAGATCGCATCGACGCCGTGTCGGCGAAGCTGGCGGAGGACGACTTCTACCGCCGCGACCACCGGATGATCTACCGGTCCATGATCGAGCTGGCGCGCCGGGGCACGCCGTGCGACGCGATCACCCTGGGCGAGTGGTTCGTGCGCAACGGCATCGAGATGATTGAGCCGGCCTACTTGCTCGACTTGGTGAACAACACCCCGAGCGCGGCGAACATCGAGGCTTACGCCGCCATCGTTCGCGAGAAGTCCGTGCGCCGCCGAGTGATCGACGTTGCGACCCAGATGGTCGAGAACGCCTTCGGTGCCGAGCAGGACGCCACGGCGCTCGTAGACGGCGGAATCGCGCAGCTGATGGGCATGCAGCACGTCGAGAAGAGCACCGAGTACACGCTCCGTCAGGCCTTGACGATTGCGTATGACGCCGCCGATGCCGCCAAGGCTCGCGGCGGCAAGATCCCCGGTATCCCGACCGGCCTGACCGAGCTCGACGATGTTCTCGGCGGCCTGCACAAGTCGGACCTGATCATCATCGGCGCGCGTCCGTCGATGGGTAAGACGGCGCTGCTGCTGAACATGGCCCTCGGCGACTCAGGTGACGCAGGCCTCATTTCCACCGAGCAGCCCGTCGTCCAGATCGGCTCGCGCATCCTCGCCATCCAGGGCAACGTCAATGCCTCGCGGCTGCGCAACGGCTCGCATGACGACGAGGACCTGGCCCGGCTGTTTAACGCCACCGCCGCGCTGCTGGACCCTGAGAACCCGCGCGAGCTCATGATCTGCGACCAGGCCGGCATGACCATCGGAGAGCTGCAGCGCATCGCGCGCCGCTGGAAGCAGAAGCACGGCATTCAGCGCTTGCTCGTGGACTACCTCCAGCGCGTGAAGGGCAACGACCCACGCGCCTCTCGTATCGACCAGGTGGGCGAGGTTGCCATCGGCCTGAAGGACATCGCCCGCGAGCTGGATATCCCGGTGGTGGCACTGGCGCAGGTAAACCGCGAGGTGGAAAAGCGCGCGGACAAGCGGCCGAACATGGGCGACTTGGCCAACTCGAGCGAGATCGAGAAGGAAGCCGACCAGGTCCTGATGCTCTACCGCGACGAGATCTACAACAAGGACACGCCGGACAAGGGCATCGCCGAGATCAGCGTCGAGAAGAACCGTCACGGTCCGACGGGCTTCGTCCGCGCCGCCTGGCAGGCCGAGACCATGCGCTTCCGCGACCTCTCGCACCACGGCGCCTATGACTACTGACCTTCTCACGCGGATCACCGCCGATCGCCAGCGCATCGAGAAGGAGCGCGAGGCGAACCGGAAGCGCCATCCGTTTGCGATGGAGTTGTTCGACGGTTTTCGCGAGGCAGGCCTGGAGCCAAGGCTCAAGCACGCGGTTAATGCCGCTGGCGAGGAACTCGGCTCGCCACCGAAGGTGTCCGGCTTCGTGGTGGACGGCGACAAGCTGGCGCACCTGTGCAGCAACGATCCGACAGTCGTTACCTACGAGTCCAGCTGGCGCCGCTTTTACGGCAAGAAGGCCGAGACCAATGCCACCTACCGCGAGCGCATGCAGCGCGCCATCAAGCCTGGGATGGGAATCGAATGAAACGCACGCCCATGCAACGGAAGACTCCGCTTCAGGCGAACCGAGGGTTTGCAAGAACGGGCGACTTGCGAAAAAAAGCAAACTCCCAGCTCGTGACGGTCGAGTTCGACGAGGACGGCAAGGTCATCACGGTCTACAACCGTAAGGGCTTGACGGTCCGTCGGCAGCCGGTCGCCACGAAGGCGCAGAAGGAGCGCTGGGCCGAGGCAAAGGCGCGCGGCTGCGTGGCCTGCCACCTCAATGGTGTCGATCATGGGCTGGCGCGCGCGAGCTACGGGAACGACCTTGAGATGCACCACCTGCTATCTGGCGGTCGCCGCATCGGCCACGACTCCACCGTGTGCCTGTGCCACTTCCACCACCAGGCTAAGCGCCTCCCCTTCGCCGACCGCGGCTACGAGGCTCAGGCGTTGATCTACGGGCCCAGCCTGGAGCGCGAGTCGCGCCGCTTCCACGAGTTCTACGGCACTGACGAGCAGCTGCTGGCCTATCAGGAAATCATGCTCGTGCAGCTGGCGCCGCAGTTCGGGCCGGAGGCGTCATGGTGAAGCCGCTGATCATCGAGATCGAGGATATGCGCCTGAAGGCCGGGCTCAACGCCCGGGAGCATCGAATGGTCCGTGCGAGTCGCACGAAGCGAGAGCGGCAAACGGCACACTGGATGCTGCTAGATGCCAGGCGCCCGCCGCTGCCGGTGGTCGTGCGCTTGGTCCGGATCTCGCCGCGCGCGTTCGACGACGACAACCTCCAGGGCGCCTTCAAGGCGATCCGTGACGGGGTGGCAGACGCCTATGGCATCGCCGACAACGACAAGAGGCTGATCCGCTTCGAGTACGACGCGGAGCGCGGCAAGCCTCACCAGTACAGCGTCCGCATCGAGATATCGCCGGCATGAACCTCGGCGGCCTGCTCGCAGAGCGCGCCCAGTACAAGCTGGACGCTGTCACGCGCCTGACCGCCGATATCGCCGACCCATCGTTAAGCCTTGACGACATCGCGAACCGCTGCGACCAGGCGGCCCGCGACCTGATAGCGGCAGCGTCGCTCGTACGGCGAATCGCGAAGCAACAGAAAAAGAGCGGTGCCGCTGGCGCCGTGCACGACACGCATCAGAAATAGGGGAACACCATGCACACCGGGAAACGTCTCGCCATGCTCAACGCCAAGAACTGCAGGTTCGACATCGGGTCGGGTGGTATTCCTGACATTGTTGCCACGGACGTCGCTGCCGCCCTGGGCATGGTCGCCGCTGGCATCGGCCGCGAGGTGCTGTGCCGTGTGTGGTGGCCCGACGGCGCCAAGCTGTCCAAGGACCAGCTCAACGACATGGTCGACGCCCTGATGCGCGACGAATGGGCCAAGCGCGAGGCGTCAATGCTTGACGGCTTGCTGGCGATCGCAACGCGTGGCAGCCGAGGGCAGGGCGCCTACGCGACCGCTCATGCAAACCGCTGGCCGCGCCTGGTCATCACCGAGCGCGGCCTCACGACGCTGGCCGAAGGGTACGGCAAGGTCCGGACTGCGGTGCTCAATGAGTTGGCCAGCGCTGGCCTGTGCTCATCGTGCGCAGGCCGCGGGATGACGGTGAACAGCATGTCCGTCTACAAGACTTGCGCAGCATGCGAGGGCATCGGCCACCTTAGCCTCAGCGAACGTGGTCGCGCGAACTTGGCAGGGTTTTCGTGGACCGCGTTTCGGGCTGGCTGGCAGTCCGTCTATGAGTGGACCTTCGCCCGCTGCACGGAAGATATGCAGCGAGCAGAGCGTCAGTTCGCCACAGCGCTCGGCGACTAATCCTTGGGTGCGTCGCGCTTTTCGATTGCCTTTAGGGCGCCATCAGGGAGGGCATCGAAGAGCGCTTGCACCTGGCGGGGCTTGCTAATCCTGTCTTCTACGATGAAATTGATCAGGTCAAAGATTGCAAGCGCGGTGGCCGGGGTTGCCGTTAGATCAATCTCTCCTGGATGGACGGCGTTGTTACCGACGACGCGGCACACGTCCAGGGCCTGCTGAATGCGCGGCGGGAGTCCGTCTCGCACAAGCGCCGCAATATCGGCGTTTATGTTGTCGCCGGGTTGCCCCAGGTCGACCATGAGCTTCTGAATTACCAAACGAAGCAATGCAGCGGCGCCCCTTGGCGAGGTAGCGAAGATCTCGCGGGCTTCCTCGAAGTCGGCTTTGCAGTTCTCGGGCAGGTCAGGGTGCGACGGCGTTACTGCGACTTCTGCTGGCCAAATCAGCCTTCCGTGACCGTCCCAGAGCGCGACCGCCTCGCATCGTTCGCACCTAGTTCCGCCATAAGCGGTGAATCGACCTCCCAAGGTAAGACGGCTGGTTTCCTGCTTTGCATAGGCAAAGCAGAAAGGACAGTTGAACGCATCGAGTCTGATGTTGGGTGCTACGTGCGGCGGAGGCATACGGATTCCTTGTATGTGGGCGGGTGATGACCGCTCAAATTATCCGTATTCTCGCGCCTAGTGATAGTCACCATCGAAACCCGGTCCCGTGCCGGGTTTCTTCGTTCTGTGCCCGCCTCCCTTGGGCGCACCGGTCAGTGCGTTGCTCCCCTCAACGCGTTGACCAACCTATTCAGGAGCACGCGATGGACGCCAAGACATTCCAGGCGGCTGCCGCTGTATCCGCTCCACGCGCTTCCGAGTGGGCTGGCCCCGTCTCGGCAGCGATGGATGAGTTCGGTGTTGTTACGCCTGATCAGCAGGCAGCATTCATCGCTCAATGGGCGCATGAGACCGCCGGCTTCGCGCTCTTGCGCGAGGTGTGGGGTCCGACGGCGACGCAGCTCCGTTACGAGGGCCGCGCTGATCTAGGCAACACGCAGCCTGGCGATGGCAAGCGTTTCATGGGGCGTGGATTTCCGCAGCTCACTGGCCGCGCCAATTACGCCGCGGCTGGCGCTGCTCTCGGCATAGACCTGGTAAGGAACCCTCAGCTCGTCGAGCAGCCGGCGCTAGCCGCGCGAGTCGGTGGATGGTTCTGGAAGGCGAACGGTCTAAGCCGGTACGCCGACAGAGGCGACTTCCTCGGCCTATCGATCCGCATCAACGGCCAGAACAAGGATGGGTTCCCGAACGGTTGGGAAGATCGCCAGCGTCGCTGGACCATCGCCAAGCGTGCGTTGGGTATCTGACGAGTGGATGAGCCCATGGATATCAAGCGCGGCGAAGACTCCAGCTGGCATTTCAAGCTCGGCCCGGTCGAGCGCATCGTCATCGGCGGCGCATTTACGCTGCTGGTCTTCCTGATCAGCTACGTCTTCAGTTCGTTCGACAGCCGGCTCGCTGCGCAGGACAAGACCATGCAGGCCGTGGTGACGTCACAGGCGGTCACGAACGCACAGCTTCAGACGCTGAGTCAGCAACTGTCCGACATTCCCGGCCTAACCCGAAAGATGGCCGAGATTGATGTGCGGACCGAGCGAAACACCCAGGACATCCACGAGCTGCAGCAAGTGAGGCACCTCAAATGAAGCTCGTTGACGACGCGCGCAGCTGGTGGAAGTGGCACAGCACTTACGTGTTCGCCGTGCTCGCCGTGCTGCCAGAGGTATGGATCAGCTCGCCGGAGCTTCAGTCGATGCTTCCCCTGTGGCTGGTGGCGAAGATCGCACCGTTCATTGGCGGCCTCGGCTTCTTGCTGCGCATCCGCGCCCAGGGCCAGAAGCTGCCACCACAGCCGCGCCCAACGGCGCCGAAAGACCAGAGGTTGCCACCGGCATGACCAAGATCTACGCATACGCGATCGGGGCGTTGTTGGCGGTCATCGCCTTGGGTGCCACGGTCTGGTACATCTCAAGCTTGCGAGGCGACGTCGCTTCGGCGAGGTCGAACCAGGCGATCGCCGAGGGTAACGTCAGCACGTGCGCGAGCGCACTGAAGCAGGCTGATGATGCTACCGCCGCAGCACAGGCGAAGGCCGAGGCCTACCGCGCCCAGGCGCAGGCCATCATCGACTCGGCTACGACGCAGAAGGGGAAGAACACAGCCGCCGGCACCGTGTTCGCCACGAAGCTTACGACGAGCGCAAAGAGCGCTGACTGTCAGACCGTTCTGGAGGCTCAGCTATGCCCCGCTCTTTCTGGCTACTGACGACCTTCGTCGTGCTGCTCACCGGCTGCACACCCACGGTGAAGCCGGTTGCCGTGCCGCAGGTCGTTCGAGTGGAAGTGCCCGTGTATGTGCAGATGCCGCCCGACCTCACGGCGGACTGCCCGATTGCCGAGCCGGCCTCTCTCAAGGTGGAAGAAGTCGTTCGAGTAGCCAATGCCCGAAAGGTCGCGCTTCAGAACTGCAACACGGACAAGGCCGCTATCCGCGCCATTGGCGTGCCACCGCCTCTTTCGAAGTAAGTCAGTGGCACGGCTAAGGACGTTGGGGAACAGGGTCGCCATGGCGCCGAGCAGGCAGCCAGCCACCCACCGGTCAGCCGATAGGCGCATGACTGGTCGAGCCCTACAGGAACGTCGGCTGCGCATATGGGCGCGTGACCCGCACTGTGCCGACTGCGGTCGCCTGGTGGCGATGCACGAGTTCGAGCTCGACCACAAGGTGGCTCTGGTCAACGGCGGTCCGGACGTGGACGACAACTGCCAGGTGCTGTGCATCGGCCCGGACGGGTGCCACCACCGCAAGACGCAAGTCGACCTCAGCCGCAGGGCGTGAACGCGAACGAGTCTCATCGCGAAGCCTGAAGAGACCGAGCGGTCGGCAGGGCTTCGAACGAGGTCGGTCGGGCCGAAGCCGACCGACCGATAGGTAGGGGCGGGTCAAATGTTTGGGCCGATCCGGCCCGGAAACCGACTGTCCTCTCACGCACAGAAAATATCCCCTGTTTGATTAATCGCAGCAGGGTCGGGAAATCAAACAACCCGCGCCGCGCAAGGCTTTGAGCCTCTTCGGCGCATCGAGGTGATGAATGCCACGCGGAGGTCCCCGCCCAGGCGCTGGCCGACCGAAAGGAAGCGGCGCGAAGGGCAAGAAAGAGTCCGCTGCGAAGGCGGACGCCAAGAAGACAAAGCCGAAGGGCGGAAAAGTCACGGTGCTGCCACCCGGCCCCACCCCGGATGACGAAGTGCTCGTTGGCGAGGTTCTGCCGGCCAACATGAACCCTCTGGAGTACATGCTCCACGTCATGAATAACCGGAAGGCCGAACCGGAGCGCCGCGACCGGATGGCCGTGGCTGCCGCTCCCTACGTGCACGGCAAGATGGGCGAGCAGGGCAAGAAAGCTGCGAAGGATGCCGCCGCCGCGGCTGTCGGTGGTGGGAGCCGCTTCGGAGCTGCCCCGCCGCCGCGCCGAAACAACGTGAACTGATCGGATGGACTGGAGTACCGCCTGTCCCGACTGGGCCGAACGCCTAGTTGCGGGGCAGTCGATCATTCCGCCGCCGATCTTCCCCGACGAAGCCGCTCGCGCGCTGGCGATCTTCAAGCAGTTGAAGGTTGTTGACTTGCCTGGCAAGCCGACGTTCGGCGAGTGCAGCGACGATTTCGTATTCGATTTCGTGGCTGCGATCTTCGGAGCCTACGACAGCGAGACCGGAAAGCAGCTGATCCGCGAGTTCTTCCTGCTTATCAGCAAGAAGAACACGAAGTCCACGATCGCCGCAGGCATCATGCTGACGGCGGTTATCCTCTGCTGGCGGGACGACGAGGAGCACCTAATCCTCGCGCCGACGAAGGAAGTCGCGGACAACAGCTTCAAGCCTGCCGCCGGCATGGTGCGCGCTGACGAGGAACTCAGCGACCTGTTCCACGTCCAGGACCATATCCGGACCATTACGCGGCGGGATTCGAAGGCCTCTCTAAAGGTTGTCGCCGCCGATACAGATACGGTCTCCGGAAAGAAGTCGGGCAAGGTCCTGGTAGACGAGCACTGGCTCTTCGGAAAACGCGCCAATGCCGAATCCATGTTCATGGAGGCCTTCGGCGGGCAGATATCGCGCGATGAGGGCTGGGTGATCCTGCTAAGCACGCAATCGGACGAACCCCCGGCTGGTGTTTTCCGGGAGAAGTTGCAGTACTACCGCGACGTTCGCGACGGCAAAATCGTCGACAAGAAGTCGCTCGGCGTGATCTACGAGTTCCCACCGGACATGGTGAAGGCAAAGGCCTACCTGGATCCGAAGAACTTCTATATCACCAACCCGAATATGGGACGCTCGGTCAGCGCCGAATGGCTGGACGACGAGCTGCGGAAGAACCTTCCCAAGACTGACGGAACGCTTCAGCAGTTCCTGGCAAAGCACCTCAACGTCGAGATCGGCCTCAACCTGCGGTCCGACCGCTGGGCTGGCGCAGACTTCTGGGAGCAGCAGGCTCGCCGCGAAGTCACTTTCGACTACCTGCTGGAATGGTCTGAGGTCATCGACTTCGGGGTCGATGGCGGTGGCCTGGACGATCTACTCGGCGCCGGCGCCATCGGTCGGCACCGTGTAACCAAGGAATGGCTGGTCTGGACGCACGCCTGGGCGCATCCATCGGTGCTCGCTCGGCGAACGGAGATCGCTCCGGCTCTGCGTGACTTCGCGCGGCAGGGCCACCTCACTCTGGTGACGCGAATCGGAGAGGACGTGGCCGAGCTGGCCACTTACGTGGCTCGAATCGAGAACGCCGGATTGTTGGACATGGTCGGCGTCGATCCCGCTGGGCTCGGCGGCGTTCTGGACGCTTTGGAGAATGAGGGCGTCCCGAAAGACAAGATCGTTGGCGTCAGTCAAGGCTGGAAGCTCGGCGGTGCAATCAAGACGGTGGAGCGGAAACTGGCCGAGGGCACGATGATGCACGGCGGCCAGCCGATGATGAACTGGTGCGTGGGCAACGCCCGGATCGTCGTCACCAGTAACGCGATCAACATCACGAAGCAGGCCAGTGGTACAGCAAAGATCGACCCGCTGATGGCCGTGTTCAACGCTGCATCCCTCATGTCCCTGAACCCCGAGAGCAAATCGGGCATGGACGACTATCTAAACAGCGGCTTTTTCGGCCTCGTGGGTTAAATATGGCGTCTCGCTGGTACAACCCGCTGTCCTGGCGCATGTTCGGGTACACCGACCCGGGCACCGGTAACTATGTCGAGGTCGACATGGAGATCGGCGGGAAACGGACGCGCTCTGGAGTGAAGATCACGCCGAAGCGGGCGATGACCATCGGAATCGTCTGGTCGTGCGTAAAAATCCTCGCTGAGTCGGCCTCGGGGCTTCCCCTCAAGGTCTACGACGACGCGACCGGTCGCCGAGAGCTCGTTCTGGAGCAGGGCGCGAAGAACAAGCGCATCATGCGCCTGCTTCGCAAGCCGAACCCCTTCATGACGCGTCTGAATTTCCTCAAGGCCGTGATCGTCAACATGGCCCTGCAGGGCAACGCTTTCGCGATCATCGAGAGGAATGGGCAGGGCGAGTGGGTTGGTTTCATACCAGTGGGCACCGACTGCGTCGAGATCGACACGGATGGCGACCTCCTCTACTGGGTAACGCTCGACGGCAAGCGGTTTCCGGTATCTCCGGAGAACATGCTGCACTTCAAGCTGTTCAGCGCTGACGGAATCATCGGGATGTCGCCGGTCGAGTACCAGGCGGAGACGATGGGCCTCGCGAAGGCCGGGCAGGACTGGTCCGCGCGCTTCATGCGCAAGGGAGGCTTCACCGGCGGCTACGTGATCTACGAACAGTTCCTCACGAAGCAGCAGCAAGCCCAGATCATGGACAAGTTCCCCGATATTCGCGAAGGCGATGTCGAGGACATCGGCAAGATGGCCGTTCTGCAGGGCAACCCAAAGATTGTCCCGGCTGGCCTGAGCCAGAAGGACAGCCAGTTCATCGAATCGCAGCAGTTCCAGGAAGAGTCGCTCGCCGGCATCTGGGGCGTTCCGCTGTACCTGGCGAATCGCGCGAGCAAGACCTCGATCATGGGGTCAAACCTCGAGCAGCAGACCAGCGGCTTCGTGACATTCGGGTTGAAGCCCTATCTCGACGCGATCGAAGACGAGTTCAACGACAAGCTCTTCTCGGCCTCGACCATGTTCGTCGAGTTCGTCGTGGAAGGGCTGCTGCGCGCCGACAGCGCTGCGCGAGCCCTCTACTACCAGGCTGCCCTGGGCGGCTCTGGCGGGTCTGGCTGGATGTCGATCAACGACGTCCGGATCAAAGAGAACCTCACGCGCCTCGATGGCGCGGAGTACGACAGCATCACCCGGTGGGAGATCCAGACCAATGCTAAGCAAGCTTGAGGTCCCGTTCGAGGTAAAGGCCGCGGACGACGCCGGCAATTTTGAGGGTTACGCGGCCGTCTTCAACAACGTGGATCTCGGCGACGATGTGATCCTGCCTGGCGCCTTCACTACGGTGAAGACGACACGTGCTGGGCGACTGAAGCTGGCCCTGTTCCATGACCTGACGAAGTTGGTTGGTTCGGCAGAGTTCAAGCAGGACGAGCATGGCCTCTTCATCAAGGGAAAGGTCAATACCAACGTCAGCTACGCGCGCGATGCGTACGAGCTGATGAAAGACGGAACCCTGGACTCGATGTCCATCGGCTTCAACACCATCGAGGACGCGATCGAGACCCGTAACGGGCAGTCGGTGCGCGTCATCAAACAGGCCGAACTATGGGAGGCGTCCATCGTCCCGTTCGGCATGAATCCGGCGGCCCAGGTCACCAGCGTCAAGTCGGATATCAGGCTTTTCGAGGGCGCCCTCCGTGAGCGGATGGGCCTCTCGCAGAAGGAGGCGGCAGCAGTCGCCTCGCTCGGCTTTCCAGCGATCCACCGAGATGGTGACGACGCGGCCACGGTGACCGTGGAGGAGCTGAAGAAAATGCACCTCAACTTCCAATCCATCATCGGAGCAACGGCATGACCACCGAAGTGAAAGACATTCGCGAATCCCTGGAGAAGCAGCTGAAGGAAGGCTTCTCCGGTCTCCAGCTCAAATATGACTCGGCCATCGGCGAGATCGAAAAGGGTAACAAGGTCACGGGCGACCTCAAGACCCAGATCGAGAACCAGAAGGGCGAGATCGAACGCGTCATCGAGCAGGTCCAGCAGCTCGAGGAGAAGGGCCTCAAGCTGCGCAACCCCGGCAATGAGCGGAAGAGCTTCATCGACTTGGTCAAGGGTAACGACGACTACAAGGCCCTCAGCGAAAAGAAGCAGCAGAAGGCCGAGATCGAGTTCACCAAGGGCGACATGCTCTCGATGATGGAGACCAAGCTGGTCACCAGTGCCGGCATCGTCGCTCCGAACTACGACCCGGTCATCCAGGACAAGCCGCGGCAGGAACTGCTGATTCGTGACCTGATCCCGAGCACGCCGGTGACCGGGAACTCGTACAGCTACTTCCGTGAGCTCCTGCACACCCGCGGTGCCGGCCCGGTTGCGGAAGGCGGCGCCAAGCCGACCAGCAATGTGACCTTCGAGCAGCACACCGACACCATCAAGAAGCTCGCTGTGTGGATGCCCGTTACCGACGAGGCGCTCGACGACGTGCCGCAGCTCCAGAGCTATCTGTGGGAGCTGCTCCGCTACGATCTGAAGCTCGAAGAGGAAGGCCAGCTCCTGAAGGGCGACGGCACGGGTAACAACCTCAACGGCGTCATGACGCAGGCGACCACGTTCGACCCGACGCTCAGCCGCGCGAACGACACCGCGATCGACACGGTCCGTCGTGCCATCTACCAGGTGCGTAAACAGTCCAAGCGCGCCGCGGATGCGGTCGTCATGTCCGACCTGGACTGGATGAACATCGAGCTGCAGAAGGACGGCGAGAACCGCTACTTGTTCGCCAACCTGCAGGGCCTCGTGACGCCGATCCTGTGGGGCCGCCCGGTTGTGGCGTCGGACAGCATGGACGAAGGCGATGGCGTCGACACCGGCGGCGAGTTCCTCGTCGGTTCGTTCGCCCAGGGCGCTCGGATCTACGACCGCATGGCCTACACGGTCAAGGTCGGCTGGATCAACGACGACTTCATCAAGAACCAGCGCGTTCTGCTGGTCGAGGAGCGCCTTGGCCTGGCCGTTCGCCGTACGTATGCCTTCGTGAAGGGCACCTTCGCCGTCCCCGCCGGCGGCTGATCTAACGGGCGGGCCTTCGGGCCCGCCCCACCAGGAGCGCGACATGAAGATCAAGGTGATTTGGGGTTTCAAGGGCGACCCGGGTAAGACCGGTACGACAGACGGGCGCGTGCTGGCTGGCCAGCAGCTCGACGTCGACGACGAATACGGCTACACGCTGGTCGGCAAGGGTTTGGCCGCCGAAGACGGTGGTGAAGCATCGAAGAGGGGCGCTAAGGCTCCTAAGTCCACGAAGCCGGCCGAGCCGGACGAGAACAAGTGATGGCCCTCGCCCTCGATATCGCCACGGTGAAGGCCCAGCTGCGGCTGGATCCGGACGATACCGAGGACGACCTCATTCAGCGCTACATCAGTGCCGCCACCGCGCACGTCGAGCAGCACTGCGACCGGACCATCGTCCAGGCGCCGGCTGACGACAGCGAGATGGCCCTCACGGACGACGTTTGGCAGGCGATTCTCCTGCTCGTCGGCCATTGGTATGCGAACCGCGAGGCCGTCGTTGTCGGTGTCGCTAATAGCCAGCTTCAGCTCGGCGTCGAACGTCTGCTTTGGTATCGGAAGAGGTTCTGAGGATGCTACCCGCCGGCTCGCGCAACCGCCGCATCACGATTCAGAAGAGCACAAACGGACACGATGGCGCTGGCCAGCCTATCAAAGTGTGGGTCAACGTCCTTCCGCCGGTGTGGGCAAACGTCAAGGGTCAGACCGGCCTCGGAACCATCGTTGGCGACCAGGCTGGTGTGGCGACGTCAATCACGCGCTACAGCTTCCGGATCCGTTACCGCACCGGACTCGATGCGGGAATGCGTGTGCTCTTCGGAGGTGTCCCCTACGACATCACCTCTGTCCAGATGGACGAAGACCGCCGCGAGTGGACCGACCTGGTCTGTAACCGAGGAGCGAACGATGGCTGAGAAGGCCGGCTGGATAGAGTTCGACTGCCCCTGTTGCCTCATCGATTTCGACTTCGTGGACGTCAGCGGCGAACCGCAGTGGCCGACCACGACATGCTTCGGTCAGCCGATCACTCATGCCCAGGCGGTGGAAGCCTGCCAGCACTACGACGCCGACTGCATCCCTACCGGAAAGACCCCGCCGGCGCACATCTATGGCTGACGGATTCGGCGCAAAGACCGACACGAAGAGCGCCTTCGCGGGGCTCGACCAACTGACAGGCCCGATCGCGACGAAGCTGGCCCGTTCGATGGGCGTTGCCAGCGGCACGGTGTATCGCGACGAAGCAAAATTGCTCGCCCCGAAGGACGATGGCCTGCTGGCGAGTTCGATCTACCTTGCCTACAAGGAGAATCGGTCCAACGACGACAGCGTCACGTACTCCATCACGTGGAACGCAAAGAAGGCACCGCACGGCCACCTTCAGGAATTCGGACACTGGCAGACGCATGTGACCTACAAGGGTTCCGACGGCCACTGGTACACGCTTCCGAACGTTCCGTTGGCCCAGCCGCGGTGGGTGCCCGCGCATCCGTTCCTTCGTCCGGCCTTCGACGCGGCGCGGGATCGCGCACAGCAAGCGGCAATCACGCGCGGTCGCGAGCGGCTTCCCGAGCTTCTCCGCGACGCCTACCAACCACCTGACGAAGACTTCGTATGAGCCTGGAAGAGAGCCTGTTCGCGCTACTCGGACCGCTCGTCGAAGGGCGCTGCACGCCGGATGTCACGGACGACAACCCCGCCTATCCGCTGATCGTCTACCAGGGTGCTGGTGGCCAGGCCATCGACTTCACCGACCAGACGCCTGCCGACAAGGACAACGCCAGAGTTCAGGTCTGGGTGTGGTGCCGCACCCGCCTGGAGGCGAGCGCGCTCTCGCGGCACGTGCGCGACGTTTTGCTCGCGAGCAGCCTGACCGTGAAGACCCTCGGCGCCGCCGTTCCCGACACCAACGCCGTCCTGAAGCTTTACGGGGCTCGCACCGATTTCAGCATCTGGTATCCGCGCACGTAGCGGCGACCTGTCAGCAGCACCACCGGCCGCCGCAGGGCGGCTTTTTCTTGCCCGCCGTTTGGCGGCGAACAAACCTACCGTCAAACTCAGAGGACTCACGCATGAGCCTGAAATTCCCCAACGGCGCCGTCTTCGGTATCTCGACCGCGATCGCCGCCGCCATCACCGCCACCGCTGTCTCGAACGCCAATCCGGCGGTGGCCACCGTCCCGACCGGATCCATCGACGAGGGCGATGTGCTCGTCCTTCTCTCGGACTGGGTTGACGCGAACAACACTGCCGTCGAGGCGGGCGATGTCACGGTCGGCGCGAGCGACACCGTGAAGTTGCTCGGGTTCGACGCGACGGATACGGACACCTTCGAAGCCGGCAAGGCGAACGCTCGCCTGGCGGTCGCATCCGGCTTCGTCGACTTCAGCCAGCAGGGCGAGGTGTCCACCAGTGGCGGCGATCAGCAGTTCTGGACCGGGCAGTTCCTCGAGGCCACCCGCCAGATCAGCGTGCCGACGGTGAAGAACGCGAAGACGTTCACGCTGCCGCTGTACTTCGACCCGAAGCTGCCGTGGTACGCGGCGGCCAAGGCCGCTGACCGCAAACGTGAGCCCATCGTGCTGCGCTGCAAGCTCCCCGGCGGCGACACGATCTATCGCTACGGCTACCTCTCTTTCGATGCCGACCCGACGATGGCTGCCAACACCCCGATGGGCAACACGGCGACCTTCTCGGCGCTGGGTGACTCCATCCTGGTGGAGGCTGACGCTTGAGCCTGAAGAAGGGATCGGGCCCTAAAACCCTGCCGGCGACCCTGACCATCACCGGTCAGGGTTCGACGGACAAGCTCGATGTCACCTACCACAACCGGCGGCAGTCGGAAGTGATCGAACGTGCCCAGGGCGGCGGGTCGATGGGGGCCCTCGTTGTCTTCGTCGTGGAGTCGTGGGACACGGACTTCGATCTCACGGAAGAGGGCATCCAGGCGTTCGAGGACGAATACCCGGGCATCGTCGGGATCCTGATGGAGGGGTTCCACCAGGCACGCCGGAAGGAACTCGAAAAAAACTGATCGCCGCCACTCGGGCGCTTTACTGGAAGCGCCCGAGCGAGGCGGAGCTCGCGGGTACCGGCCTGAAGCCGAAGCACTACATCGAGCCTGACGTGAGCGTTTGGCCCGAAACGTGGGATGCCATCCAGTTCTTCTACAAGGTCTGGTGCCAATGGCGCGTTGGCCAGGGCGGCGCCTACGCCCTCGATTACCTCGTCGTGTTCCACGAACTCGACCGCATGAACCTTCCCCCCGATCGCTACGACGAGATGCTCGCGCACCTGCGCGTCATCGAAGAGACGGCGCTCGAAGTCATCCACAAGGGCTGAGCAATGGCTGACGAAGAAAGCATCGGCACCGCCCGAATCGATGTCACGATCAACACCGCGACGATGGATGTCGGGGCGGAAGCTGCCAAGCGGAAGGTGTCGGGGCTCGGTGCGGAGGCTGCAGCCCAGTTCGACAAGGCGAATGCCAGCACGAAGCGGTACGCCGACAGCCTCCTTCGCCAGGCTGACATGCTGGGCAAAACCCGCGCCGAGCAGATCGCCTATAACGCCCAGGTGAAGATCGGCGGCGAGCTGGGTGACCAGATCGCAAAGAAGGCGCTCGCCAACCAGGCCGCGCTGACGAAGGCGACTGACGATTACGTTATGAGCGACAAGGCGCGTGCCGCCGCGATGCGCGGCGTGCCCGCCCAGATCACGGACATTGTGTCGGGCCTGGCGACGGGCCAACGGCCGTTGTCGGTCTTGCTGCAGCAGGGCGGGCAGCTGAAAGACATGTTCGGCGGTGTTGTACCTGCTGCGAAGGCCCTAGGCGCATCTGTGCTCGGCCTGATCAACCCGGTCACGATCCTTGCGGGGGCTTCGGCGCTGCTTTTTGCCGCATGGAAGGCTGGCAGCGACGAACAGACCGACTTCCAGAAGGCGATCATCAACACGGGCAACTACGCAAACACCACGGCTCAGCAGCTGCAGGGATATGCGGCGGACCTCGGCGCAGCGAATGGCAAGCAGCATGATGCTGCGCTCGTGCTCGCGGAAGTGACCGGATCGGGCAAGTTCACGTCTGATCAGCTGCGCCTGGTTGCCCAGGCCGCGCTTGCGGCCGGCGACGGTGCAAGCGACGTCGTCGCGCAGTTCGCGAAGCTCGGCGACGACCCCGTAAAGGCTTCGGTCGAGCTCAATTCGACCATGCACTTCCTCACCGCGGCCACCTACGACCAGATCAAGGCGCTGGAGGATCAGGGTCGCACGCAGGATGCCGCCACGCTGGCTATGAAGACCTACAGTGCCGCCGTGGTTTCGCGGACCAACGAGGTGAAGGCGAACCTCGGCCTGCTGGAAAAGTCCTGGGCTGGCGTCACCGGCGCCGCCAAGACTGCATGGGACACCATGATGGACGTGGGCCGGCCGCAGACCGACCAGGCCAAGTTCGATGTCCTTGCTCAGAATCGCGATGCGGCGAAACAACTTATCGACCGCGGCAAGGGCGGGATCTCGTTCTACGGCACGACGGCGCAGAAGTACTACGACGACGCCACCCAGCAGCTCAGTGCGATGCAGGATGCCTACATCGCGGCCCAGAAGAAATCCACGCAGCAGGCGAACCTTCAGCAGGCCAATGATGCCGCTATTTCGCTGTCGCAGCAGGCCCAGCAGTACGAGTCCGACGAGACGAAGCGCGCCCGCGAGATCGCTGCCATCCACCAGCAGGCCAACGATGCGATCGCGAAAGCCAACCTGGCCGGCGACAAGGACCTCGCGGCGAAGATTCGAGCCAGTGAGGCCGCCGCTGTGGCTGGTATTCAGTCCAGGGCGCCGAAGGAAAAGGATCTGACGATCGACGTGTCTGACGGCTACAAGCAGATGCTTGACCAGATCGAAAAGAACATCACGGCCGACAAGAAAGAGATCGAGCAGCGCGCGAGGGCGACGGTTGAGCTGATCTCCTACCGGGAGGCCATGCAGCAGCGCCTCCAGACCGACAAGCAGGCCTTGGACCTTCAGGTGCAGAGCCTGGGGATGGGGCAGCACCAGATCGACCTACAGCGGCAGCTGCTGGACGTTCAGAAAGACGCAGACCGGGACCTGGCCAAGCTCAACGAGCCCTCGAATCGCCGCACGCTGACCGACGACGAGTACCAGGCGCGCCTCGCCGCGATCAAGGACTACGAGGATCAGCGCACCCAGCTGATCTACGACGCCGATGCAAAGATTCAGGCGGCGCGTGGCGACTGGACCAACGGTGCCAAGCGCGCGATCGCGGATATCCAGTACGACGCGGCCGACACGGCGGCCAGCGTGGGCAACCTGGTACAGAGCACCTACGGGAGCTTGTCAGACTTCATCGTCAACGCGGCGACCACCGGTAAGGCCAGCATCAAGGACCTGGTGTCCTCGATCCTGAAGGAGGTGGCGCGACTCGAGGCCAACAAGGCGGCCGCCGGCCTGCTGAGCTATGGAATCAATGCGCTGATTGGGAACGGCTACGGCGGCACAAACGGGCAGGGCGGCGTCACCTACGGCCAATCACCCGCTGGCATAACCGGCGGCGTTGGATTCGTCACGCATGTCAACGCAAAGGGCGGCGTCTACTCGTCGCCGGATCTTTCTCAATACAGCGGCAAGATCGTTGATCGCCCGACAACTTTCGCGTTTGCAAAGGGCGCGGGTCTGATGGGCGAGGCAGGGCCGGAGGCCATCATCCCGCTGACGCGTACGGCCGACGGAAAACTCGGCGTCAAGCAGGTGGGTGGCGGCAGCAGTGGCGGTGACGGGGTGAACGTCAGCGTCGTCGTGAATGCCGATGGCAGCAGCGATGTGACCACCCAGGGCGATGGTGCACGCTTCGGCCAGCAGCTCGGGGATGCCATCAAAGCCACGGTGAAGCAGGAGCTGGCCATGGCGATGCGGCCTGGCGGCGCGCTGTGGCGGAGGCAGACGGCATGACCGACACCTTCTCGTGGGCGACTCAGGCCGGGAACACCGGCACCGAGACAGGCTCGGTACTCGAAAGCCGCTATGGCGACGGGTATCGGGCGATCGTCGCCAACGGCATCGATCCGGTGTCGCGATCGTGGCCCTTTTCCTGGACAGGCCGGTGGCAGGACGTCTTCGCCATGCGCGACTTCCTCCGAGCGCACACTGGCGTGCCGTTCTACTGGACGGCGCCGCGTGACGTGCAGCAGCTCTACACCTGCAAGGAATGGCAGGTCCGCGACGTGGGCGGCCCGATCTACACCATTTCGGGCACTTTCGAGCAGTTCAACGCGTCATGACCATCTATGCAGATATCCAGACCCTGGCGCCTGGTGCCTGGGTGGAACTCTTCGAGATCGACGCGCGCGCAATCACTGGTGGTGGATCGGGAGACATTCTCCGGTTTCACGGCTATACGCGCATGGGCCAGATATTCTGGCAGGGCAACGCCTACGACCCATGGCCGATTACGACCCAAGGGTTCAAGGTCGATCCCGATCAGCCGCCGGTACCGACTCTTTCCGCGGGCAACATCAACGGCCGCATGACGGCGTTGTGCCTCGCTTTCCAAGACCTGGTCGGCGCGCGGCTGACGCGCCGCCGCACGCTGGGTAAGTACCTCGACGCCATCAACTTCCCCGAAGGCAACCCGACGGCTGATCCCGAGCAGGAGATCCCGCCCGAGCTCTGGTTCATCGAACGGCGATCCGCCGAGGATTCCACCCAGGTCACGTGGGAGCTGGCCAGTCCGATGGACTTCGGCGGCCGTCAGCTGCCGGCACGGCAGATCATCGCAAACGTGTGCAGTTGGCTGATCAAGGGTGGCTATCGCGGCCCCTACTGCGGCTATACGGGCCCCGCGGTTGCCCAGGCCGACGACACACCTACGGATGACCCAGTGCTCGACGCGTGCAGCGGTCGCCTGCGGGGCTGCCGTCTTCGATTCGGCGAAACCAGTGAACTTCCCTATGGATCTTTCCCAGCCGCAACGCTGATCAAGTGATGAAACTGACGACGCAAGCAGATATCCATGCGCACGCGCTGGCAGAGTACCCGCGCGAGTGCTGCGGTGTGATCGTCGTCCGCAAGGGGCGTGAGCGCTATATCGCATGCCATAACGTCGCCGAGACGCCTTCCGACCATTTCCGGATGTCTACGCAGGACGTGAAGGTCGCCGAGAGCGAAGGCGAAATCACGGCCGTCGTGCACTCGCATCCCAATGTGCCGGCGAGGCCTTCAGAGGCCGACCTGGTCGGCTGCGAACACTCGGAACTGCCTTGGGTGATCGTCAGCGTCATGCCCGGACCGGTTATTTCGGACACGCAGGTCATCCAGCCGAGCGGCTACGCGGCACCTCTGGTGGGCCGTAGCTGGGCGCACGGCGTGCTCGACTGCTGGGCACTGTGCCGGGACTGGTATGCGGCCGAGCGCGGCGTGCAGTTGCCTGACCCCGAACGGGCTGATAACTGGTGGGACGACGGCGTCAGCGACCTGTACGGCGATGCCGCCATGGAGTCCGCCGGGTTCACGAAGATCAACCTGAGTGACATCGCCGAGGGCGATCTGATCCTCATGCAGATTCGGTCGAAGAACCTCGTCCCGAACCACGCCGCGATCTATCTGGGTGGCGGCCACATCATCCACCACCTCTATGGCCGCCTGAGCTCGCGGGACGTCTACGGCGGCTACTGGCAAGAGACGACGCGCTCGGTGTGGCGCCTGGAAACGACATGACCGCAACGACCATTATTTTGTCTGGCCAGATGCGAAAGCGCTTCGGCCGCTCCTTTCAGTTGCATCTCGATACCAAGACGCCGGCAGAGGCTATACGCGCCCTGTGCACGATGGTCGACGGCTTCAGGCAATTCCTCATGGACGGGATGGACCGGGGCATCGAGTTCGCCATCTGGCGCGGCGAGGGCGCGCACGCCGAGAACATCGGCAAAGAGCAAATGCGCGAACCGGCAGGGTCGGTGATCCGTATTGCGCCGGTCCACGCCGGCGCGAAGAACGGCGGTGTGCTGACCACGATCGTGGGCGCCGTGCTGGTGTTCATCGGGTTCGCAATCTCCGGGTTCTCCTTCGGCACCCTATCGCCCCTTGGCGCGATCTTCGTCACGGCCGGTATCGGCATGATCGCCGGCGGCGTCGTGCAGCTGCTCAGTCCCCAGCCCAAGCTTCAGAAGGGTGGCGCCGACTCGGCAGACAACCAGGCTAGCTACGTGTTCAACGGTCCGGTCAATACGACGGCCCAGGGTGGGTGCATCCCGGTCCTTTACGGCGGCCCGATGGAGATCGGCTCGACGGTGATTTCAGCCGGTATCGAGGCTATGGACTACAGCTCGCGGCCATCGAACGTCCATCTCGGTACGGCCCTCGGAAACACCAAGACCAGCCCCTACGACGCCGACTGATTCAGTCAAGTACGAACACCACCCAGGCCCGCCATGAGCGGGCCTTTTCTTTGGGACATCCATGGGCCTCGATCGAATCCTTGGTGCGAAGGGTGGCGCCGCGGCGCATACCCCTGTCGAAGCGCCGGACACGCTGCGCTCGATTTCCTACTTCCAGATCGAGGACGCGCTTTCCGAGGGCGAGATCGCCGGCCTGGTGAATGGCCTGCAGTCCGTGAAACTGGACGGCACGCCAGTCGCCAACGCGGATGGGTCGCTGAACTTCACCGGCGTCTCGGTGCAATATCGGAGCGGCACGCAGGACCAGGCCTCTATCCCCGGCTATGGCTCGGTAAAGAACGAAATCGCGATCTCTACCGAGGTGAAGTCGGGTACGCCGTGGGTGCGTGCGGTCGACAACATCGAACTGTCCGCCGTGTCGCTAACCCTTCAGGTCGACGCGCTGCAGAAGAGCGACACCTCGAATGGCGACATCAATGGCTACCTGATTTCGTTCGCCATCGACATATCCACGGATGGGGGCGCCTACAACACCGTGGTCAACGGCGCGTTCAATGGCAAGGCTAGTGGGCCCTATCAGCGAACGATCCGCGTCGACCTTCCGCCGGCCACCTTGGGCTGGAACGTTCAGGTTCGTCGCCTCACTCCGAACGCCAACAGCGCAACGGTCGCAGATACCACGCGCATCGTGTCGATGACCGAGATCATCGACGCAAAGCTTCGCTACCCGAACACCGCCTATATCGCCATCAGTGGCGACGCTTCGCAGTTCTCGAATATCCCGGCTCGATCGTACGTGTGCTTTGGCCGAATGATCCGCGTGCCGAGCAACTACGACCCGCAGACTCGTGCCTATAACGGCATCTGGGACGGCTCATTCAAGATCGCCTGGACGAACAATCCGGCGTGGATCGTCTACGACATGATCGTTCAGGACCGCTTTGGCCTGGGCGACCTCGTCGACGCGTCCCTGATCGACAAGTGGGAGCTGTACCGCATCGCGCAGTATTGCGACCAGCTGGTGCCGGATGGGAAGGGTGGTCAGGAGCCGCGCTACACCTGCACTGTTTACCTCCAGTCGCGCGCGGATGCCTTCCGCCTAATGGGCGATCTCGCCTCGGTATTCAGCGGCGTGACCTACTGGATGGGTGGGGCGATCACGACGATCGCCGACATGCCGCAGGACCCGGTCTACACCTACACCGCAGCGAACGTGATCGACGGGCGGTTCACTTACCAGTCCAGTGCCCGCAAGACTCGCTTCTCGACCGCCCTGGTCACGTACAGCGATCCTACCAACAGCTACAAGCAGGTCCCGGAGTACGTACAGGACGCCGCGGCGATCGCTCGCTATGGCGTCCAGCAGGACGAGTTCGTGGCGTTCGGTTGCACGAGCCAGGGCCAGGCGCATCGACGCGGCCTGTGGGCCATCACGACGAGCCAATACGAGACCGACTCGGTCGTCTTCGCGGTGGGCCTCGAAGGTCTGCGCGCGGCACCTGGCCAGATCATCCGCGTGCAGGATCCTGCGCGCGCTGGCTTTCGTCAGGGTGGTCGCATCAGTGCGTCGACGGACACGAAGGTCACGGTCGATCGCGCGCCCGGAGAGGTTGCCGTAGGCGACACGCTGACGATCCATCTGCCGAACGGCACCGCCGAGACGCGGACGATAAGCCAGGTCAACGGCCGCGACCTCTACGTCAGCCAGCCCTTCACCGAGGCCCCGGTGGGACAGTCCGTTTGGGCGGTCGAGAGCCCGACGCTGGCCAACCAGACGTTCCGCATCCTCAACGTCTCTGAGGACAGCAGCCAGGGGGCCATCAGCTTCACGATCAGTGCGGTCCAGCACAACGCGAGCAAGTTCGCGCACATCGACAATGGCGCGCAGATCCAGATCCCGCCGATCAGCAAGCTGCCCACGGGCGTCCAGCCGCCGCCGACCAACGTCCGCGTGTCCAGCCACCAAGTGGTGGAGCAGGGCATCGCGAACAACGTCATGACCATCGAATGGGATGCCGCCGCGGGGGCGTCCACCTACAAGGTCGAGTGGCAGAAGGACAACGGTCAGTGGATTCAGGCCGGCCAGCCCTCGACGACGTCGGTCGATGTAATCGGGGTCTACACCGGTACCTACGTGGCGCGGGTGACCGCTATCAACAGCGGAAACACGCCTTCACTGGCTGCTTTGAGCGCTGCTACGCCGATCCTGGGCAAAACGGGCGCGCCGCCAGCGCTTACGACCCTCACGACGGAAAGCCTGATCTTCGGCATCAAGCTGGACTGGACCTTCCCGCCGAACGCGACCGATAGCCAGCGGACGGAGATTTGGGCCAGCCTTCACGCTTCCCGGCCGGCCGACGATCCGACGGCGATCAACGAGGACGCCTACAAGCTCGGCGACTTCGCTTACCCCGGCAACAGCACACAGATCAACGGCCTGTCGGCCGGCGTGTCCTTGTTCTTCTGGGGCCGCATCGTCGATAAGGCCGGGAACATCGGGCCGTGGTATCCAGCGGTCGGCGCAGTCAACGGTCAGTCGAGCAGCGATGCCAACGCCATCCTCGAGTACCTGACCGGAAAGATCGAGAAGAGCCAGCTTGGGCAGGAGTTGCTGGCCACCATCGATTCGGTGGAAAGCCTGCAGAGCTTCATCCAGCCGCCGCCAGAGTGGGCTGCTGATGTCGCCTATCCCTACGGCGGCCTCGTCAGCCATAACGGCCACCTGTGGACCGCCCTCGTCGCCGTGGCTATCGGGGGTCCGGAGCCCGGCACGAACGCGGCGGTCTGGCAGGACGTCGGTTCCATCAACCAGACAGCAGCCGGCCTCGCTCTGCAGATGTCCCAGGTGAATCTGAAGGTCGAGACGCTGGACGGCGTCGTGCAGTCCACGGCCGAGAAGACCGAATCGGTTTACGCCCAGCTCAATCCACCTTCGATCGGCAACCTGCCGGGCGCGGCGGGTGATCCGACGCAGATCCCTTGGGCTGGCTACTACGTCCAGACGCTTGCGCGCGTGTCTGGCGATATCGCGCTCGGACAGCGCATCGAAACGACGCAGGCGACGATTGGCGCGGTCAGCTCTGCGGTCACGACTGAAACGCAGGCTCGCGTGGAAGGAGACCAGGCGATCGCTTCTCAGGTCACCACTGTCCAGGCTACGGCTGGCGCCGCGCAGGCCTCGGCCCAGCTCGCGTTTCAGACCGCTGCCAACCTCGACGGGAAGGTGGCGGCAGCGATCATCGGCAAGGTTGGCGTCACGGCGGATGGGAGGTATTACCAGGCGGGCTTCGCGGTCGGCATCGACAACAGCGGTGGCACCATCCAGTCCCAGTTCCTCGTCACGGCCGACACGTTCGCAGTCCTGCCTACGACGGCCGGCGGCAACGTGGTGGCGCCCTTCGTCGTCCAGGGTGGCCAGACGTTCATCAGCCAGGCGCTCATCGGCACTGGCTGGATCACCGACGCCATGATCGGAAATCAGATCAGGTCGACAGCCTTGAACAACGTCGGTCTTCCCGTATGGGAAATCAATAAGACCGGCACCCGCTACGTGCGCGGGAACGGCTTCACGGTCACAGAGGATGCGACCGGCTGGCGCATGGACAACGGCAGCGTCTTTGTCATCGAGATGGGGATCCTGACCTAATGGCCGTCGGTCTTCGTGTTCGCGACCCGGTCACGGGCGTGGTGCTGATCACCCTCGATACGCACCTGACCAAAGTCCTCGGTTTCTTCAATACGGGGAAGACGGATGGATCGATCGCCGACGGGAACCTCGCCAACGGCACACCCTTCTTCGCTACCGCGCCCTCGAGCGATGGTACGGGCGGGGAGATTCCACCGACGATTGTGATCACCAGCAATGGCCTCAGCTGGTCGTGGCAGAACAATCCATCCGCGCCTTTTAGGTCGTCGGTCGACGTCACATATGGATTCTGGACTTGATGGACATCGGCTATCGGACCAGAAACACTGGCGGTGGCATCCAGATCGACCAGACGTATCGAAACCTGTGCTTGCGTGCGAAGGGATCGTTTGCGCCTACGACCCCCTGGGTCACAACGTGGCGGATGGGCAGCATCACGGTCACCGGAAACTCGCCTGTGTTGGCCTGGCGATGCAATAGCCCGTGTGCGCTGGTCTCGTCGACTCGGTCGGGAACATCGATCACCTACACGTTCATGATGGCCGCGACGTCCGGGACGATCGAATGGTGGCTATTCGATGACCCTGCTTTTGGCGTTGTGGTAGGAAATATCGGCCTGCGCATTCACAACCCGAGCAACGGCGTTGTCGTTTTCGATTCCAGGCAGAAGTACATGCGCATCGTCGGCGGGCTTTCAGGGACGCTCGCTAATCCGTTCCCGACTGCCGCTATGAACTACCCGGGCTCCCCGGCCGTCGTGTCGGGCAATTCGGCCTACATCTACACGGCTCAGACGATCGGCGCCCCGGGCGGGCCGCCTCCTTACCCATGGCTCGATTTCGTCAGTTATCCGATGGCTGCGGTGAGCGGACAGCAGGTCACTTGGTCCGCGCAGACCAGCGGTGCCGTGAATCATCCGGCGAGCCAGACCTTCAACAGCCCGAGCAGGCAGGATGCCTACAACTACCTCGTCGTCGACGTTTCCAACTACTGAGAACACCATGTCCCTGATCACTCGCTTGGACTTCAACACGATCGCCGACGGCGGCGACGACGCAACTGGAGCGTTCCAGAAGCTCGACGCGAACGACGTCGCGCTCGACGAGGCCATTACCGCGGCCTTGGCCGATATTGCAGAGAACTCCGCCGCTCTCGATGCCCTCGGCACCGCTTCAGGCAGGGACGTGGGAACGGCAGCCGGGACCGTGGCGGCGGGCGACGACTCTCGCTTCCTCTCGCGTGGCCGCAGAAACCTGGTCATCTGCGGTGATCTAAGGGTGAATCAACGCGGTACTGCGGGCGGCGCTCACGCTGCAAACATCTATGGGTACGACCGATGGCGTACGTTCGGTGCCGCTGCGTCTTTCCAGCTTTCAGCCGACAATACGACCATCACGTTGAACGGCACCATTGGGCAGGTCATCGAGACGCCGTATGCCGGCGGCGCGACAGTCACTGTCTCGCTTTCGAATCCATCAGGCCCCGTCACCATCAATCTCCGTCCTGATGCAACCACAGCGGCTGCGAGTGGCGTTATCCCCGCAGGTGCAGGTCTTCGATCCGTCACGCTTGCCATCCCTTCGGCGATCACGGGTAACCTTTTCCTTCAGCTCACCACGGCTGCCGCTGTGACCTTCGATGGGCCGGCGAAGCGCTCCGGTATCCAGCTCGAGTTCGGGTCGTTCGCATCCGCATTCGAGACCACGACCGTCGCCGAGCAAGTGAACATGGCACAGCGCTACTATCGACGGATCGCGTGTAATGGCCTCACTGGGGTGGTTCTCAATACCACCAACATCATCATTGCCGGCAGGTTCGGCATTGAAATGCGCACGGCCCCGATCGTGACGAATCTCAAGGGAAGCTACGCGTCCGGCAGCTTCGAGATTCTTTGCGGGACCACTTGGGGCGGCGCGGCTGGTGCGAGCTTCACCGGAGTCGCTGCAAATTCATCGGGCTTCCAGCTTCAAGTCGCCGGGTTCGGCGGCCTCACCGGAGGCCAGCCCGTCATCATGAACAATGTGCAGCCGTTCGCAGCATTCGACGCGGAGTTGTGAGATGAAGCAGTACGCCTTGACGGAAGATCCGAACTTCGTACTGGACACCGAATCGGGGTCACATATCCCCGTGACAGGGACTTGGCAATCGGACCTGTATCAGCAGTGGCTGGATGCTGGAAACACCCCCGATCCCTCGCCATCGCCGACCTTTGCGGATTATGTCGCGCAATTCACGCCCGGGCTTTCCCAGTGGGTCGAGGATGTGGCACACAGCAACGACTACGACTCGTCCCTTTCGTGCGTCTCGTACAAGGACTCGAGCGTCCATCAGTTCCAGCAGGACGCGGTGTCCTTCATCGCGTGGCGAGACGCCCTATGGGTCGCGGCAGCGGCGTACCAGGTTGGCCAGAATGGGCAGTTACCGAACCCTATGCCCACCCTGGAGCAGGTGAAAGCCCTCATGCCACAGCCAGAAGACCATGGGTGGGTGGTGCACGCCAAGGGCGTGATCATCTCGGCCCAGGCACCGGTCGAGCAGACGGCCTGACACGGGCATCACGCCGCGAAGGTATCCTGCGGCGATGTCGATCGTCTGGAAACCGCCAAGCATCCCCGGGGCCGCCACCTTCGCCGAGTGGAACGGCGCAACGTTCGCCCTTGTCAGAAGCATGCCCGATGGACAGTGGCGGGCTGCCGTATATCCCGACGGCGAGTCCCATCATTCGGTAGGCGCTATGGTGGCGACCGAGGCAATTGCTCGGAAGTTCGTCGAGCGCTGGGCCGAATTCAACCACCATCGGATCGCGCCGGCCAAGGGCCGCCAGATCATGCCGCATGAGGGGCTCAAGCCTCGGAAGCCGAAAGGCTCCGATGAGCGATCCTAAGGGAGGTGCTGCGATCGCCTGCTCTCTTGCAGGTCGTCGTGCAGGCTGGTGGCGCACTGCGGACAGCCGCCGGTGGGGACGACCCGGCAGCCCATCTTCATGTGGGTGCGGTAGTGGCGCTGGTGCTTTGAACACCACGCCTCGGCGTTGAGGTTCTGGCGACCCTGGTAGCGTTCGCGCCGCCCTTGGAAAGGCATCAGCGTGGCCTTGCCCGTCGAGTCGCGGCTACCGAAGGCATGCAGGTGGGGCAGGGGTTGCCAATGGGGTAACGGAGGCGGTGACGCTCGCAGAAGCGGAAGCCTCGGCCGCCATCGGAAGATCGTCGGGTCAGCGCCTGGCGCTGTTCGCGCATGTCGCGCGCAATGCGGCTGAAAGAATCCATGTGGCTATTTTCTCGCCACCCGATCTCACCTAGCGCGACGCCATCGGGCTGGAATCAGCCTTCTCTTTTTACACATCAATTTACACTCGACAGCCGATTCGACTATAGCTAGCATCGCGAAAACTTGCGATCTCATCTTGGTCAGGGAAGGCTAGTCGTGAAGATAAATCTACGGGCTTACTGGATTTTTGCTGCAGTCGTCGGCGGTGGCTGGCTGTTGCTGGGATTGGCCTCCTATTGGAGGCATGTGCCCTGGCCGGCGATTAGTGAGCTTCGCGCGGAGCGAGTGACCAAGGCCTGCACCATATTCCCATTCGGGACGCGGGTCGTACTTACCGATCGATATCCGGAGCCGGAGCTACGCATGATGGCTGCCGACCCAACGAAACTTTCGCCCTTGATCGCAGAGCTGGGGAAGAGCCGGAGCTCGCATGCCTCCCCTGAACTCATGAGGCTCGCAGCGCCGCCGTTCGACAAACCGTATAGCGCGAAAGATCAAGCGGCCGAGATAGAGAGGTGGTCATCGTACATCCCGTACTGTGTTCGCTCTTTCGATAGGGACTACCGGACGGTACGCAAACGCGATGCAGCGATCGAATTTTCCTTCCGTGCAGGAAAGATTCTCAAGGTGCCATTGTGGCTACTGCTGTTCGGCGTGGGCCTTACCATCGTCCGTTTTTTCTCCAAGCGGTGACCTTTGACGCGTGCCGTGGAGCTCATTCTCGTCATTGGCTCAAGCCTGAATCGGTGACGCATGCTAAGTAACCCACTGTTGCTGGCGTTCTTCACCATTTTCATGGGCGTGACAACGGTCATGTACATCAAGCAGGTGAGCCGAGGTAAGCGTGGAGAGGACCAAATTGCGGACGCTATCACCAGAGCGCGAAAGCGGTTTGGCATCAGGCGACCAGGGGTTCGTGCCGATGGCGTAGAGGTGGTCGAACCCAGCGTTTACTTCAAGGCATTTTCGCTTTTCGTCGTGCTTGCCGCAATTTGTGCTATCGGCTCCTTCATCTATATATGGCGCGATACACCGGAGATGTGGCTAGGCAAAGGTCTGTTTTTTGTCGTGTGCGCACTGCCAGTACTGCTTCTAGCGTGCCATGCGTTAGGGACGAGACTGGAGATTGCCGATGATGCGATTACATTCCGAACCGCCTTCCGAACCCGTCGACTGGCTCGCGCGGATATCCGTGGCTACGTGTGGCACCTGCACAACTACAAGTACTACAGCCCGCTTTCATCGCCCTACATGGAGCAGGTCATCTTCGACAAGCTTGGGACGGCGTACGTCATCCCCAACATCCTTAAGGACCGCATACCGCGCGACAGTTGGCTATGGGATCTTGAAGACCTGGGCCCAGGCAGAACCCGTTGGTGGCCCTGGTGA